CGGGATACATACTTGTCATACGGACAGGCCGAAATGACTCTCTTTTTTACACAAACTGTGTACGGTCGAGAGGACGCGATGGAGATTATTGCTAGTTTTGTAGATGGATTGTAATTACTCAAATGTGTATCCCATAATTTGGTATGTCTCTGTGGACGAAACCTCACCACCCCTTAAGATACCAAACCGTCCAGCTGCCGCATTTGCCCATGATTGAGGGTAAAAACGTATAGTCTTTGTCTTAACAGGTTTCTCAAAAAATATTTTGACGAGCGATTTTTTATCATAATTCGCGTCGAATATGAATCCACCATCTACATCTACGAATTCACCGTTATCATCTTCGTATTGAATTTTAACGGATGTTATCCACTGCCCACCATCCGGGCGCCCTTTCATGACTACACCAGAAACATTTACGGGACTGTTTACTCCTAGTTGATACCAGGCTGTCTTCGCGTTTTGTTGCGCTGTTGTCGCATTCCAGGCACGTTTCGAGTCTAAACGACCCGCACCGTGACTCGTACCTATAGCATCACCACCCCAGTTTCCAGAACTCTTATGACTACTGTATGGTAAGTCACCAAGAGCTGATTGATCAGTTGTGTTCGTACTACCACCGATCATATCAACTCGCATACTAATATGTTTATGCCATGTTTGAGGGTAAATACGTATATACCTAGCCATCACAGGTTTACTAAAAGTTGTTGTGACCTTCGAGTTACGGTCCTTATTTCCTGGAAATTTTTTACCATCAATGTCCCACCAAGAACCGCTTTCATCTTTGTACTTGACCTTATAAGACGTGACCCATTGGTCGGCGTCTTTCCTTCCCTGTGTAATCACACCAGAAATACTACCAATTTTACCATTATCGAGTTGGATCCAATTACCATCTACATTACCTGTTGCACACCATCCACTGGATGAATCTATCATACTGTTACCACATGAATGTAAGTTCCAATTCAGACCACGGTCACCCCAAACCGAAGATGCACTACGCATACTATTAGGGGTGGTAAGTTGTTTCTGCTCGGGCTCCGACGGAGGAGGTGGAGGCTGTTCTGGGGCAAGTCCCATCTCTTCAACTTCGTCTTTCTCGACGGTTTCTTCTGGTTGTTCTGCAGGTGAGGCTGCATCATCTTTTCTCGTAGCAAAAAATGCTGCTACACTAGAACTTAGACAGAGTCCTGCAACACCGGCGGCAGCGTACATAGCCATATTATATTACTTTAATTAAAGAAAAAAATCGTCTTTACATTAATGTCTACATGTGGTGTATGTTGTGAAAAATTCAACAAGATAAATCACAAAAAAGTTGAATGCCCATTCTGTGATTTATCGAGTTGTCGCTCATGTAGTCAAAGATATATACTTTCTTCATTTGAAGACCCACACTGTATGGGTTGTAAAACTCCCTGGAATCGTGAATTTGTAGATTCATTTTGTACAAAGTATTTTCGAAATACAGAACTCAAACGACGCCGTGAGGTCGTACTATTCGAAAGAGAAAAAGCACGAATGCCAGAGACACAACCTGAGGTTGAGAGAATTCTTCAAATGAGGAAACTAAGAATCATACTAGATACTCAAAGATCACAATTATTAGAACTACATCATAGACATCAAAATAACCCAGATGAAAATCCTCGAATATCGATAGAGATTCGAGATCTCTATAGAGAGATGGAAAATATTTGGCGACATATAGAACAACTACGTACAAATGGGGTTGATCACGGACAAACATCATTTGTCCGTCAGTGTCCACACGAGGAATGTAAAGGTTTTCTGAATGAAAATTGGTATTGCGGATTGTGTGATAAACACTATTGTAAGAAATGTAACGAATTACTCACAGATGATCATGAATGTGATCCACAAACCGTCGAAACAATGGAACTTTTAAATAGGGACAGTAAATCATGTCCGAAATGTGGTACAGTTATTTACAAAACGAGTGGGTGTGCACAGATGTGGTGTACAAGTTGTCATACAGCTTTTGACTGGCGAACTGGTAAAATAGAAACTGGGCGTATCCATAACCCACATTTCATAGAGTTCAAAAAGAAGACAATGTCATCTAGAGAACATGGGGACATACCTTGTGGTGGTACACCAACATTTAGAGAGCTTAGATCAGTTGGTGCATCGAACAAAATACTCTCATTTGCTATAATTGTATACCAATGTGAGCGTGATTTAATGTTTATGGATCTTCAACCCCCGGATAATCTACAACTTAGAATATCTTACATGTTAAACGAGATGAGTGAAGAGTATTTCAAAACGATACTTCAACGTCAAGAAAAGTTTCTAGATAAGTCAAGAGATATCTCACAAATATTTGAAATGATATCTAATACTGGTGGAGATCTTCTAAGACAATACATACTTTATCCAGAAAAACACGATGAAATAATCAAAATCATGGAAAAACTTGTCGATTATAGTGATGAAATATTCACTGTAATTCGTAAAAGGTACAATTCTGCATTTCCTAGAAAATTAATTCTATGAATACAGTAAGATGGTCATTCTATTGTTCCTCATTGTATTATTGGTGTACCTACTTCCCACATATCCCAAACCGGTGGTAATCGAAAATTTTTTGAGTGAAAATGAGCGTATCCATATTAAACAAGAAGCAAAAAGTAAATTGCATGTATCAACTGTAGATAAGGATAGAAGAGTTGATGAACAAATACGAAAAAGTGAGACAGCTTGGTTAAGCACTGAAGACCCTATTGTTAGAAGTGTAGTAGAACGATGTGTCAGTCGTACAGATAGACCGATCGAAAATTGTGAACAACTTCAGGTTTTACGGTACACAGAGGGTGGACACTATAATCCTCACCAAGATGTCTTTTATCAAGACAAAAATAAGAGGTTATACACTTTCATCATAGCTCTCAATGATGAGTATGAAGGGGGTGAAACAGCTTTTCCTGTCATAAACGAGAATTACAAACTCAAGGCTGGGGATGCACTTTTCTTCCATACATTAGATAACTATGGATTGGATACGTCCGATGCTTTACATGGTGGGCAACCTGTAAAGTCCGGGGAGAAATGGGTTTGTAATTTATGGGTGCATAAGTATCCTTATTAAAGAAGTATATGTAAATATAAAAATGTTTAGTGTATACAATGAGCCTAAAATTATTAATAATTTTCTAACACCTGAAGAATGTAAATTTTTAATTGATTATAAAAACGAAGATTTTGTAAAATCTATGACTAGCGCTTCTAATGGTATTTCGATGAAATTATCTAACCATAGAATATCAAAACATAAATCTATAAACGACTTTTCACACCCAACTTTACAAAAAATTTATAATATCTGTTCAAAAATTACAAAAAAGGATATAAAATATTTTGAACCTTTCCAAGTTGTACACTATGAAACTGGTGGTCATTATTCTGATCATCATGATTATAGTGAACCGGTTCCCCGTATTTACACTTTCATAATCTACTTAAATGAAGATTATGAAGGTGGTGAAACTTATTTTACAAAACTTAATAAAAAATTTAAATTAAAATGTGGTGATGCCCTATTTTTTCCAAATTTAGATTCAAATAATAATATTACAGAACTGAGTCTACATAAGGGTAGTGTTGTAAAATCTGGTGAAAAATGGATTTGTAATATATGGATTCATAGTGTACCATTGGAAGAGAGTCGAAGACGCAGTGTCATGAGGAACTCTAATTATACACTTAAAACTTTAATACCCTCATATATTAGATGAAGTGTGTGGCTACCTTTTCTGAAAATAGTCTGTACAAAATAAAACTAGCAAAGACTCGTAAGAATGTCCTTGAATCTATGTACCAACGACCAAGTATCGTAGAGGTGAAACCAATCAAGGAGAATCTGCGACTTCGTTTACGCTTCACAGAAGCGATAAAAGAAGCACAGGAGATGTGTGAAATGGATAAGGATTCGTCTGAATGTCATTGGGCTTGGTATGAGGTTGATGAATTAGAGGATTCTATGCTACGTCTATATCCCGATAGACGGTAACAATTGGGGGATCGTCATCATATCCATAATAACGAATTGATATTCCAAAAAGTTTCATCATTTCTGGATCAACATAGTCGTTAATTTCTCTTTTCCAATTTTTTATAGTTGTTTGAAAATATTCAATTACATTATCTGAAAATACACAAATACGCATGAATGGTGTACTACGCACCTTTCTCATATATTCGTGTACAGCCTCGGGTAAAGGTGATGCCCTCATGTATGCCGATTTAAGGATATTAATAACGTAGTATCCATGTGAATCACAAATTATATTGACTTGCATTTCAGGGAACCCTTTGATAAATGCTTCGAAATCCGCATTACTAGGGAGGGTTGTGAATACAGGTGTATTCTGGCATATAACCTCGTCATGGTAACCAAT